TCTTTGAGAGTCTTCCCTATCCTTGGTTTGCTCCGAAGATGCAGACGTTTGAATCAGGAGAGGTCCAAGATATGTGCGGAGAGGATGTGAGTTTCTGTCTTGATGCGATCGAAAAAGGTTATGAGATCTGGTGTGACCCTGTGATTCGGGTGGGTCATGAAAAAATGCGCGTGATTTGAGGGATATGAGTGCTTATGTGCTGATGATGTGCTATACTGGGTGGGGTTATACCCGCCCGTTTAAGAAAAAATCGCGAAGAAACAAATTATGGCAAAGATTAAGAAGAGTCTGAGTGGTAACGTGATGATCGAGTCTCGCCCCAAGAAGACTCGTCAAGGTTCTGGACAACATACCAAGTATGCTGCATCCAGTGGTAACCCCAAACCAAAGCGTTATCGTGGACAAGGTAGGGGTTGAATAGATATAAACAGTTGTAAACTTTTGTATGTCCTGTTTGATTGCAAATCTTCCTTCGTTGGAAGTCTGGGTACGTAAAGAGTATCTAACAGATCATCAATCTGGTCATGGAGAATTTGTCAAGGGCGTCTGGGTGTCGGTGAAATCGATTCCTGGACGTGCTTTTTATTTTGAGACATACTTACCAGAGTATGCGGCAATGTACGATAAACTGCCCATCAGTGCCTTTGTAAGCGATCCTGAGACCCCTACACCTGATATGAGTCTCCCTAACCTACAATTCTGGAATTGCATGGACTACGGGGTTGTATCGGTGGATAAGAAGTTCATCGGTTCAATGGACTTTGAGTGTTATACAAGGGATCATGGGAATGTGAAAGGCACTTATGTCTGTACAATTGACAATTATCATCATGATCCAGACTATGTTGACTATGCGACCAGTGAAAATCCTGCTGAACACAAGTCTCATAACTTGATTGAGTTGGAAAATGGTCAATATGCGCTCTATCCAAACAATAGATTACGCATTTATGACAATAGTTTAACACCAATGGAACCAAAAATGCCTGATTTCAAGGTATCAACGCAGTATTACCAGGTTGAAAATGGATTTGATCGACTCGGAATGGGTCGTGAAGACGAATATTTCTGGAAAACTGCCAAAGAAAGAATAAATACTGAAAAAGAGGAGGAAAATGGGGAACTCACCGGTTGATAGAGACATTGAATACATGAAAAAAATGTGGGGAACGACTCATTTGGTCACAGATCATTGGTCACTCCCTGGTGAAGCACCTCAGGATACCCCCGTTGAGTTGAAAGAAGTGCTGAATGATGAGGCAAAACCCGTTGATAGTGGCAAAAAGCAAGTGCTTTCGGAAGAATCACCTTACGATTCAATTCCAAATCGCTACTAACCATTATAGATAGTATGTTGAAGTGTATCGGAACAGATGCCAACTAAGCGTTCACGTAGTTTTAGGGATATAAGTCTATCTTTTAAACGCCACCCTATCACAAACGATGTAACAATCCTCAAAAATGAGGATGCGATCAAAAAATCCATTGTAAATCTCGTCCGAACTAAAATCGGAGAGAGATTTTTTAACGATCTCTTAGGAACATCTGTTGGCGATTCACTTTTTGAATTAAATACATTTGATAATGATGTATTAAGGGAAGAAGTTATTGCATTAGTGAAAAATTATGAACCTAGAGTCGAATTGACCAATGTTTTTATCGAAGGTCAAGACGATACTAACAATTTATTCATTCAAATTGAGTATGACATTGTTGGATTACCACTTCCCACACAAGCTATAGAGTTTATCTTACAACCTTCTAGGGTATAATGGCATTCAATCAGTTTACCAATCTCGATTTTAATGATATCCGAGAGCAGATAAAGGATTATCTGAGGTCGAATAGTAATTTTACGGACTTTGACTTTGAAGGATCTAATTTTTCGGTCTTAATTGACACGTTAGCATATAATTCATACATTACTGCCTACAATACGAGTATGGCAGTGAACGAATCGTTCATTGATAGTGCGACATTGAGAGAAAATGTCGTATCTTTAGCAAGAAATATTGGATATGTCCCCAGATCGAAGAAAGCAGCAGTTGCAAGGGTCACTTTTACCGTAGGTCCAACACCAAAACTCGGAAGATCCGTCACATTGAAGAAAGGTGTTGTTGCATTAGGCGCTGCAAACAATGCAAACTACATTTTTTCAATTCCAGAGGACATTACAGTAACTCCAAACTCATCAGGAGTCGCAGTTTTTAATAATATTGAGATTTTTGAAGGAAATATACTGAAAAAGACATTCAATGTCGATGATTCTCAACCAGATCAGAAATATCTGTTACCAAATAGCAATATTGACACCTCTACTATTCGTGTTCAGACAGTTGCGACCGCAATAGAGGAATATACGCCATATACAAACATTTTTAATGTCAAATCAGACACTCGTTTGTACCTTGTACAAGAAATTGCGGATGAAAAATACCAAATTCTCTTCGGAGACAACATTTTAGGTAAAAAACCACCCAATGGAAGCAAAATTGAGGTCACTTACCTTGAAACAAGTGGTGAGGCAGCAAATGGTGCAACTAATTTTACCTTTACTGGTCAATTAGTCCAAAGAACGGAAGGAAAAGACAAAAATGTAACTGCTGGTATCTCCGCTATAACGACCCTACAAGCAGCAGAACAGGGTGATGACATAGAAAGTATTGATACCATCAAATACCTTGCTCCTAGGGTCTATGCATCGCAGTATAGAGCGGTTACTGCTAATGATTACACTAGTTTGATTCCCTCCTTATACCCTAATGTTGAATCTGTATCTGCATATGGTGGTGAAGAACTTGATCCACCAGAATATGGTAAAGTTTTTATTACGATCAAACCAAAGAATGGTGATTTCCTCTCTGACATAGCAAAAAACACTATTAAGAGTAAATTAAAGGAATACACCATTGCTGGTATTAGACAAGAGTTCTTAGACCTGAAATACCTGTATGTAGAGTACGATAGTACGGTTTCATATGATCCTGGCACTGTCACAAACACTCAGGATCTGTACACAAGAGTTTCAAATGCAATTGTAAATTACTCCAAGTCAACTGATATCAATTCTTTCGGTGGAAGACTGAAGTATAGCAAACTTCTTCGTCAAATTGATGATGTTGATGCTGGAATTACTTCAAATATCACTAATCTTGTAATGAGAAGGAATTTGGTTCCTGCATTTGATCAACTTGCCAATTATGAACTCTGTTATGCAAATCAATTCCATGTTGAGGTAGAAGGATTCAATGTTAGGTCTTCAGGATTTACAGTTGAGGGTATTAATGGAACTCTTTTCTTAACTGATGTACCTGATACCGATATTACCATTCCCGGAAGACCAGTTCAAGTGGCACCGACGACTGGATCCATGTCAGTTATCAGATTAGACGATAGTAATCAAGTTACTACTGTTATTGAGAATGCTGGAACCATCGATTATGTAAAAGGTGAGATTATTCTCTTCCCAATCAATATTACAACGACAGTTCTTGATAATAGAATTGAAATTGGTGTTACACCAGAATCTAATGACATCATCGCAAAAGAGAACCTTTATATTGTCCTAGATACTACAGGAAAAAGTGTTTTAACATTAAAAGAAGATTTGATCACCTCAGGATCAAGTAGATCTGGTAGAAGTTACACACCTCCTTCAAGTTACACTAGCAGCACGAAATTTACTCGATAAGAAATGTCAGATAGTAAAGTAAAAATCTCCAATATTCTGGAAAGTCAACTTCCAGAATTTATTTTAGATGATAATCCACTCTTCAAAGAGTTTTTGGAGCAATACTATCTGTCTCAGGAACATGAGTACGGAACAAATTATCTTGCAGAGAATATTGCAGAGTTAAAGAATATTGACAGTTATGTAGACCTTAAATTTACTGCAACTACTCCAAAATTAACCAAATCCATTGAAAACCTTGATGAGACTATTGAAGTAACCAATCATTTGGGATTTTTGCCCAAAAATGGACTTGTAAAGATTGGCACTGAGATTTTTACGTATACTGGTAAGTCATCTTATGCCCAAAAGGTCACTGGGTACGATGCGACTACCAATACCATCAAATTATCCTCTACTGTAGGTTTAAAGTCGTATAGAAGTCAAACTATTACCTTCTCGACTGCATTTTCAAATGTTGTTGCTGGTAAGGTATATTTTGTCACTGAGGTTAAAGACTCAAACACAATTACAATCTCTGAGGACCCTATTACTCTTGATGATGTATTGAATCTTGATATTGCTGACCCTGCAGTTGAAGGCGATAAGGAAGCATTAGACAGATTCCTGACAGGCACTACACCAACAGGTCAAGATCGTACATTCGGCACCGAAGATCTTCCCAATGCCACTAATTTTGCCTTTACTGGGTGTATCAGAGGGTTCTCTGGTATTGATAATCTTAGTGATGGCGAGTTTTTAAACTTTAGTATTAGTCAAACTGCATCTCATGATGTAGGAACACCTCTCACTAATCTTGGATTAGTATTCTTAGCAGAATTTTTCAAGAAGTTTAAGAAAATATTCTTACCTGGAATTGAAAATAGACAATTCCAAAGCGTTAATATTGACAATATTCTTTCAAGAGCAAGAGATTTCTACAGTTCAAAGGGAACTGACACTTCTTTGAAGATCCTCTTCTCTGTTCTTTTTGGAAAGTTAGTTGATATCATAAAACCATTCGATAATACAATTCAGGCATCAACTGCTGATTTTTCACTTTCAGATTACATAGTCGTCGAAACTATTAGTGGAGATGCAACAAACCTAGGAGAAACGACTGTATTACAAGGAGATGTCAATAATCCAACTGCCAAGGGTATCGTTTCGAGAGTTGAACGTATACTTGTGGATGGAAAGAATTTCCATAAGTTATACTTCCCCAAAGACACTATTGAGAATAAGTTCAATGTCAGTAAAAAGACGAAAGTCTTAGGAGTTGGTTCTACAACTGGAACTCTGACCGTAGATTCAACTGTTGGATTCCCAGAAAAGGGTATATTCCTTACTCCAGACTTAGCAGAAGTTAGTTATGGGCGTAAGAGTTATAATCAATTCTTTGATTGTGTAGGACTGGTTAATACTCTTGTTGAGAATGATCCTATTACTGATGGAAAGTATATTTTTGGTTATGAGAACAATGACATCAACAAACTCGTTACAATGCGAGTTGTTGGCACCATTGTAGGAGTTTCAAGCAACAAAGATACCACCAGTCAGTTTAGGAAAGGGGATGTTCTGACTGTAAAGCATCTTGGGGATAAAGTAGAAGAATCAGATGTTAGATTTAACAGGTGGTTCTATAACAATGTAGTAATTACAGATGTTCTGCCATTAACAGTTGATGGAAAAGACATTATAACTCCAGTTGATCACTATTTGAACAAAAATGACAGAGTAGAGATTATATTAGAAAAAGATAAAAGTGTTGTAGAAACAAATGCTGAGGTCAATGAAGTTTCCACCAGAAGAAACGTTGCATTTACTGGTATTTCCACTCTTAGCGCAAATACAAATTATCTCATCAAGAAAAAACTTGATTTTGTAAATTCAAACCTCAGCGATGATGATATTTTATCAAATATCCAAAATACTTTTGTTGATAAAGAAAAGAACACATATGTTGCATTTTCGGGACTTCCTGGTTACAACAGTGTAGAAGTTACCGATAGATCTAAGACATTTACTGATACCAACATAGACGAAACTACTGATACAATCACTATCAATGATCATAATTTTAAAACTGGTGAACAGGTATATTATGAGGTAACTTCTGGAACTTCTGGTATTGCGGAAGGAAACTATTTTGTCTACAAGGTAGATACCAATAATATTAAATTGTCATTTACTTCTACTTCCATTGATAGAGAAATCTATGTTGATATTGCAAATATTGGATCTTCTAGTAATCATAAACTAACTCCAAGTTCTTTATTTG